ACGTATTGAAGTAGCTGGATGCGTCCTTGTAGCCAGACAATTCGATGGCTTTTTGCAGTGTGCGGATGTACATCGGCAATGAGGCNATCTGATTCATNGGTCCAAACTGCGCCATCAGTTGCTCTTGCTTTTGCATAATGATATTAAGTGCCGCCAACTTCTCGTTGGTGTCACCATTACCCAAACCAATGTTGACATTGACATCCATGCTGGCATCCCAAACGCGGGGGTCGATCTGCACCCACTCGTTACGCAAACGCACCATTCTTGGTTTGTCTTGGTGGGTGGTCATCAGATACAAAATACCCTTAAAGAGCTTCTTCATGCCCTCAGCCAAGATGCGAGCTTGAAGCTCAAGTCTTGATTGGCTGGCGCTGACAGTGGCAGTTACCGCCGCCTTGGTGGTTGACTGCAACGCATCAGGGTCAAGTCCCATTGCCGCCTTGCTCATGCCGGTGCGGTCTTCGCGCATCTGATCCATGTATTCAAGCATTGGGAATGCGGCCTGTCCAACAAATGGGGAACTGAACGCCTGCACCATGCCTGGTGCTCTCATGCGGATAATTGCGCCAGTTTCGTTGTTTAAAACGTCATCGATATTGACCTGACCCTCAACAATTGCTGTACGCGGGTGAATCGACTGAGCCAACGAATCCAGCGTATTTCGCATGATCTCAGACTTAATCTCTTGAATATCGTGTGTGATGTCAAAGATCGACATGGCTTCCAAAGGCGATGTGTGTGGCTCCGGATCGCAAGGAAAATCCACGAATGGGATGTAGCTGGCGGGTAAATTCCGCACCATGGTGTAGCCCGAACCCATGCAACAGATTTTCCGCAACTCAGGTATGCCATCGCCATCAAAGTCAATACGCATATACGCTTCAACGTACAGAACCCGCTGTTGCATAGGATTCATACTGTCGCCAGCGCCCATGCTGGTACTCAAAGGCTGACGCGCCAAATACTCGTCATTGCTGTCTAGGTCGGTGCTAGAGATGTTCTCTTCGATTTCGTCTTGGTCGTACCCCATGCCGATCAGGTCAGAGACTGTCGCCATCTGTCGGTGAGCAATGATGCCAGCATCATCAAATGATCTCGCCCTGCGATCTAGGATCAGCTCCTCTGGAGGTACGGCCATGATGCGGATACGGCCATCTTTGGTATTGCGCTTGATCTGTACGTCATGCAACATGGGTTGCGGCATCTGCATTGGCAACCCAGTGGCTGGATCTACCTGTGGTTGCATCATTGGCATCGATGGATCAGGATAGCTGACCACAATCTTGACCTCGGCATCCTCTTGCATCAGTATTTGCACAGTCTGGTCATCCAGCCCCGAATACTGCTCAATCTTTACCTCTTCGACATCTTCCCACCAGTACTTGGCAATGCCGCACTTACGCACCAAGGAATCCTTGAATAGCGCGTAGGTGGTCATAAAACCATTGTTGTCGGCTGTAAATATGTAGTTTGCATAGTCAGTTGCCTGCTGTGCGGCGGCCACATCCTCGGGTCCGCGAGGCATATATTCAACGACATTCTCTGAGCTGAAAAAGACTTTCATCAGGCTTGGCAACATGGCGCTGACAGTGTCACGCACCTCCATCGCTACCACCTGAGAGCGCCCCTCTTCCTCATTACCAAAGGGATCGCCACGATAGTACTCAGTACCCTTGGCGCGGATGGGTGACACATCAGAATCGATATAGCTGACAGCGTCTTCCAACTCGGCAGAGATGATGCCCTGCAACTCGGTTTCATCCATTGGCTCAATAGCAGCCATGTCGGTGGTAATTTGCATATCGTTAATCATTTTTTCGCCTTATTTCTTGCAGATATTGCTTTGGCCTTGGCTCGCGCATCAGCCTTGCTGGATGCACCCCACGCTTTCAAACTTAACAGCAAACGCGTTGGCTCGCCGTCTTTCATCTCTGGACCAGCCATGTTGCCCATTCTCGCAAGGAATGATGCCCTGCGCGGGTTGTCACCAGACTTCACTGGCGCTTTCAGATTCATGCCCTCGGCTTTGGCACTTGCTCGACCCTTGGCATTCAAGCCGCCTGATGCGTTTTTTCCCTCTTTACGTTGCCACGCTGGTGTTTTCATTTGCCAACCCTTTTAATTGTGAACAAAAAGTATTTGTGGCAACTTTAATACCGAAAGTGGCTCACAACTTTTCAATATATCCTCAAAATAAGTGGCATCCCCATCATGGGTCTTGTCTTGGAATCCTACTTTTTTTGCTATTTTAGTCCTGACAATTGCTGAACTGACATCAATTGAACCGCGCCGATAGCTAGTTTCAAAATACGAATAAGGAGGCAAGTCACGCCCGCCAGGTCGATTATGAGAATGCACCATATCAAATAGCACAACATCAGACCGGCCCATGACTCCATCTAAATATTCAACCGCCTTTGGTATGAAATAGTTATCGGCATTTGTAATTAACAAATAGTCTCCTTGCGACTGATCAATTCCAATTTGACGCAAAGTATGACCATAGTCATGGTATCTAAATGGAGTACAGAAAAACTCAATTTGCTCAGGCTTTGCATCAGCAAAAGTTTGCATGATTTGAGTGAATTTTTCATTTGGTCCATCATGGATAACTTTTAGCCGCCAATTGTTTGCCGTCTGATTTATCCAAGATTGCACAAAAACACACAGCTCGCCCTCTCGCTCAAACGCCACAGCAACAACATCAAGAACTAAACCAGACGGCGGCATATTTCGGTCTATTCTTAAAAATCCATGGGGCGGCGGCCTTGGTCAGTGCATCCCCATTCAACCCAATCGTTTGGCTACCAACGTGATGCACATAAGATCGAGACAAGTAATGGTGGAAACCAGCCCCCCTCAAGTCCTCGCAATGCACATCATCGGAGTACCAGTTAAGTGGTGGGAACTTCTGCACCTCCCACGCATCGCGCCCAATCCAACCAAAGATAGGGCTCAATACTTCCATCGGCATGATGGCATCTTCATAGGGGTACTTGAAGTAGTGCATCTCCTGATCAAAGGGATTGCTTCGGATATTCTGCACAGGACGCGCCGCGTCACATCTTGCAGACACCCAGCCCACTGGCTCGCCTGTCTCCTCTTTGAGCTGCGCCACATCTTCCATCAGATAGCGGTAGCTGGTAGGGGTCAGCACAATGTCATCATTGGCGCAGATCACTGAGCCAAAGCCATCGGCAAATGCCTTGTCAATGATGTCGTTGTAGTCATCGCCAAAATTACTAGGCTTGCCAAAGACTTTAAGGTCAGCGTCAAAGCCGCCAATAATGGACTCTGGACCTCGCAAATAGACAGGAACTTCGGGACAGTACTCGGCAATGCTTGTGAGCATCACCCGCAAACCTTTGCCGTTTACTGTGCTGATGCATATAGGCGAAATCACTTCTTAGGCTTCTTCGCTGTCTTTGCGGCCTGCTTGAAATCAGCAGCGGAGGGTGCGGCCTTGCTACCGACTTTGTTCATCTTCTCGCCAGAGCCTTGCGCTATGCGTTTTTGCTTGGCGTTAATGTTGGCATACAAACCAGGTTTAGTCGCCATTGCGTCCTCCGATCTTGATAGTCAACAATGAATCAGGCATATCGTCTTTGGACCCCATGTCTTGACCATCACCGCCGTCACCCTCATTAGGACCGCCAACTACCCACGCATCACAGGTACGGCTGGCCGCACACTTGAAGTCGAATATCTCACAGTAACCCAAGTCAGCCAACTTAATAGTTCCCCATGGATCAGCCTCATTACCAATGCCGTCAGCAATGCACTGCTTCAACTTGTCAGACACGTTGAACGCGGCACAGTTACCGCATCGGCTTTGCTTGGCATCATCCACCGACACATCCCACTGATCAGCTTTCTTTGACCAAAAGGCATCATTGGGCAAATTGGGATTCTCAGGACCATAGGCCGCTGAAGTGATAGCCTTGGCGCGATTTTTCAAATTGAGCGTGATGTCCTGAGTAGGCGCTGGACACGCTGCGCTGGTATCTTGATAGCCCTCGTCTTGATCCATCACCTGATCCATAATGCGTTGCATAGTAGCCATTACTTCATCCCCCGAGTTTTCATGTTCTTTGCTGTACGGCTACCGCGCATGGGCATCTTTGCCTCACTCATCGCAATGGCAATAGCCTGCTTTGGATTCTTGACTACTTTGCCGCCCTTGCCGCTGTGCAAAGTACCAGACTTGTACTCACCCATTACCTTGCCAACTTTCTTTTGTGCCTTGGTCATCTTCATAAATTACCCCCTTAAAGAATTAACGAATTATGCAACCCTTGAGAGCTTCCTACGCAAAGGCTGATTCCACTTGGTAGAAGAAGCAGAGCCATACATCCCCACAACCGCATCAGACGCAAACGTCAAACAAAACGAATCAGCGCGGTCAGGCGATGCCAGTCCACGCTTTCTGATCTCATCTTTGCCCTCAATCTGAATCTTTCCACTAGACGTAAACGAATACCTCACAGTCGCCAGCTCAGCTATCAAGGCCTCATCTTTGGGCATAGTGCAGTCCCGCGACTCCAGCCAAGCCTTGGCTTTATGCCATAACTCAGCCTTCAGATTCCTGTAAGTAGTACCCATCGCCGGTGACTCAGACACGTTAATGCCGCGCGCCGGTAACCCCAACTCTTTGAGTCGATCCACCACACCAGCGCCCAAGCCAATTGAATCCACCAATATTTCCTGTGGGCGCTCAGATGGCGGCAATATCTCATACTCTGCCACCACTGCACCAGTAAGTTGCATCAGATCAAGATTCTTCCAAGTCTTAATAGACTCAGTAACCGCATTCCCCTTACGCTTGCACAGCGCAGACCTGTCAGAGCCAAACCGCGCAACGTCCAAACCCCACACCAAAGGCGCGTGTTGGCTTGGCGCAACGTCACGGCTTGTCGCCAATTCCAGTAACTCCATGGGGATGACTGTATCGTCATCTGATCTCGGAAACTCACCGAGTACGCGGATGCGGTAGG